ATGTTGAATCACTTGTATCGTAGGCATTTGCAATATTGCTTGTTGTAGAAAAAGTAGAAGAAGTTTCTACTGTTTGAGGTCTTATGTAATATCCTCTTTTTAAATTTAAAGGTGCAGTCAGTATAGGCTTATTATTATTCTCTTCCCCCTCATATAAATTTATTGAGTTTTCTGTGCTATAAACATTATTATCTAATAGTAAAGGGCAAAACAATGGGAATCCACTGCTATCATACATATCTTTAATTGGATAATGCAATTTACCATCATCTATCCCAGTTGCCATTGCTACTGAGTATACATCAGCACCATCTGCATGAGCTGCTAAAGTAGTTCCTGCGTATGCTCTTATTACTGTTATAGAAATAAATGTTGATGGAACAAAAGCAGATGCTGTTATTAGCATTTTTTCACTATCTATTTGTATTACTTTTCCAACTTCAAATGCAGTAGGTACAGTTCCATTTATAATTTGAAATGTATTATCAGTAACATCTGCTAATAATGATTGGTCGCCAAGTCCATCAGTATTAAATCCAGTATCAGTAGCACTTCCTGCACTTATTTCTTGAAATGCTAAACAGTTAAACTGTTCATTGTTTAAACTATCAACTTCTAATGGAAAACATCTTGCACTATCAATAAATCCTGGAGAAGATATAGTTGAAACCTCAGATGTACCAGCTCCATAAGCTATAGGGAAAAATTTACCAGATTTGCTTGTAAATTTAGGAATCTTAACAAAATCAATAGGTGTTTTTGCTGTAATTGTTAAAGTGACTGTTTCATCATTGTTAATTGAAGCAGACTTTAATCTACCAGTATAAATGAGAGTATCTGATACAGAATTAATTCTTGATTTAATAGTAACATCTCTATTTATGTAGTGAGCGCTCCCCCCAAATATTTCTGCAGATAACTTAGGATCTCCACTAATATTGTTAATTGTATTGTTTTGGCAAGTTAATGTAACATTGCTTACAGTTGATTTAGATTCTGCTAGGTCAATACTTTCTCTTATAGTAGGTCTATTTATAATATATCCATGATAGCCACTGGAGTCAGTATTACCAAATTCTTTAGTAGCTAATCTAATATATCCAGATGCACTATTAGATATTTCTACGATGTAGTGTTCGTCTAATGCCATTATGCAAGATTTCTCCTAATCGATCTGTCAATTTCTGGTAACAAGCTATCTCTTACAAATTCTTCTGTTCCTATAATATTACCCATAATATTAACAGTAACTCCACTACTTTGAGGACCATCAAAGTTAGGGCTGCTTAGAGGAGTGATGTCTACTCGCTCTGCACCCCCGGGATTATCCCCAACTATAATTTGTTGTGGTCCATCAGTAACAAAAGATCCTCCACGAGCAAATGCAGGTGGTTTTTGTGAGCCAATAAGACCGGCTTGGATAGCAGATGATATTTTAAGACTAGTAATTAATGAAGCCATTTTAGCAGCAGTTCCAGGAACTTTTGCCATAATTAAAGGTTTCGCTGCAGCTTCTATGTCAAATATAGCTCGGTTTAATGTCATATAGACTTGAGCAATTTGCATCATTTGTTGCGCTCTAAAAGCCATTCGTTGTTGGTCTGCAAATTTTGCTTTTATATCATTTTCCATATTTTCACGCTCTTCAGTAGATGCGTTTCTAAACTTATCAGTTTTCTTTAATGCTTTTAATTCCTGATCCATATTGGATTTAACAAGAGATGAAAATCTCTGCTCAATTTGAGTAAACATTTGCATATAGCTATCTTGAACCATAAGATTGAATGATCGAGTCTGCTCTAGTAAAAGAGTTGCAGCTTCCTCATCAGATGATATAGAATCATTTTTCATTTGTGTTATTTTATCTTCTGATTCTTGTATGATTTCTTGTCTTTTCTTTTGGAAGTTCTCTTCTATTTCTAGTCTTGCCTGACTTCTTAAACTTTCATCAATAAGACCTAGCTTCCCTATTTCCTCCATCTCTTTAACTCTTAATTGTTCTAATTTTAAGTTCTTAGAAGATAAATTTTTTCTAATCTCAGACATCTGCTCTTCATTGCCTTTAAAAGCATTAAATCTACTACTTTCTAGTTCTTCTAATGTTTTCCCTTGGGCAGCTCTTTGTATAAGGTTTTCTGATTGAATCTTATTTAATGATATTTCAAATTTTTCTCTACTTTTTTCTATATCTGCTAATTCTTTAAGGTCTTCTTTTCTTTCAACTATAAGTTTTATTAGTCGCATTTCTTTTGCGCTTAATTCTCTTCCTAACTTAACAGATAACTTTTCTGCCTCAGATGTAGCATTTAACATATCTAGTTGTTTTTGCATTTCTACTACATTTTTTGCTATATCTTCGTTGAGCTTATCTATGCTTTTAAGTTCTCTAGCTTTCTCTAGTTCTTCAATATATTCTTCTACTGATTTTCCAGTAGATTGCATTTGATCACTTTGTAAAGCCATTATTTCTACGATTGATTTATGTGCTACAAACAAAGAAGCAAGAGCTGCAGCTACAAATATATAAGGATTTGCAGATATTGCTGCATTAAAGGCTACTGCTGCGGGAGCTGCAGCATAAAAAGCAGTTGCTAAAGCTCCTACTCCAAATCCTGCAGTACCGGCTGCTACTGCTAAACCACTAAACACTGCTGCAACTTTTAGTGCTATAAAAGTAGCAACTGCAATGCCTAAAAGTTTCATTGCTGCAGTAAGCATAACAATTTGTTCTGCCTGTATAGAATTGAAAAAGTCAGTCATTGTTTGTACAAGTTTCCTAAATGATGGTGCTAATTCTTGCCCTACCCTAGCTCTAAATCTAAATACTGCATCTTCTAAATTAGATACAGACTGATTAATAGTACCCTCTAAATTAGTAATACCATTAGCTATAGATCCATCTTTATCAGTGAATGCTTTAATCATAGCTATTTGAAAATCTTCTAAGCTATCTAGTTGTAAATTTTCTAATTCTGAAAAGTCACGAATTAATTTTAAAATACCTTTTTCTCTAAATACATCGGCTGCACCTTGCCCCCCCGCAAACGCTCTACCAAAAGCAGAGGCAGCATAAGGTATGCTTTCCCCCATGAAAGCTGCTACATTAGCCAACGTGGGGATTAGAGCCTCAGCATCTGCTCCAAATGCTTCTAAAGCCACACCCCCCTCAACAACTTCTTGCACTGTAAAAGGAGTTCTAGCAGCAATGTCCATAAATCCTGCCATTTGTAATTTAGCAGTTTCTGAGCTACCAGATAATGATTTTAATCTAGCTTCAAATGTTTCTAATTGAGCAGTGGCTTGTACAAACCCTCCTAAAGTTCTCCTTAACCCCTCTGTTGCAAATGCAACCAAAAGCATATTATTTCTAACTTGTCCTAGGCTTCTTCTAAGTCCCTCTGTTTCAAGTCTTAATCTTCCTACATTCTTCTTGCCTTTTTCTCCAACATTCTTAAAGCCAACCTCAATATCTTTTAAGGCTTTTTTTGCTTTATCAGCATCCTTGACATCTATTTGTATTATTAATTTTTCAGGTTTTGTTGCCATGATCTTTTTTCGATTTATATATTTCGCATTGTGTTTGCTCTCTATCTATGGTGCGAAAGATGACTAAACGATCATTTTCTTCGTTGTGTAAGTCATTTGTTAAAGGAATATTAAATGATTTTATATAATAAAATTCTTCTATGTATCCAAGAATGTCATAGTCATAGAAAAAAACAGGATTACAAAAATGGGGCAAATAAACAAATAAATTGTTACCCGGAGTGAACTTATTGCTAGGATCCATATCATAGATACGATCAACTTCTTTCCATATCTCCTCTATATTATATAATATTTTTTTACCTAATGTAGGAGAAAATGCGTAATAGTAGTCACTATTATTTTTTAGTATAGGAAAGTTAGATTCTGGGTAGCCAAAGTAGTTAAACCAAGTAACTATTCTGACTTTTTGGTCTTTTTTTTACTACTGTTTTTATAGTGTTGGTAAATTTCAGAGCCTACATCATCGATCTCATTGTCATCTAACCCCTCTAATTTTTGTTCTGGAGTTATCAATGCTTTCTTTATAACCCAATCAATCATTTCAACATATTTACCAAAGTCCATTTCGCCACCAATATTAGCAGCATCAATTTCTAACTTGTGTAATTGTCTTCTTTCAGAAAAGGTTAGTGGCTTGATCTCAAACTCGCCATGCTTTGTTTTTAATTTAACTAATTGCATTTGTAATAATAGCTATAGTGTGTACTAATTACAACTATATTTTAATAGATAATGCTGCTTTGTCATTCCCACTTGCAGATGGATCTGCAAGACCTTTTAATGAAACATCAACCATCATAGCTGCAGATTCATTAAATGCAAAGTTTGTTAAAATTGCACTTGGTATTTCAAAAGCAAATTTACCACCAGTACAAGTTTCTATGGCTACATTATCTCCAATAGTTGTTAATAGTCCCTCAGCAGTTTGACCGCCACCAAATTGACTGTCTAGTTCTAGTGAATTTGAATCATATTTCATTGTAATGTCACTATTAACAGTAATTTCTGGAATAGCCCTAGAAACAATTTCAAAGTCATTTCCAGAAAATCCATGAAAATTAGCAGGATTTTCAATAGATAATGAAACAGACTGAATTAAGTTATCATCAGTTGCAGCAACTTTTCTTACAGTTGAATCTCCTAATGAATAGTAGTTAGCAGTATAATCTGTCGCTAAAGCAGCAGTAGCATCAAAGTTTGCACTCTTACCAGATTGCATAGATGCTTCAAATTTATATCTTCCAGCTTCTTCTCCCATATCTGCAGATATTGTTAGACTAGTAAATACCATACCTGGAATTGTTATAGATTTACCAGAAGTTGGAGAAATTACTGCTACTGTATAAGTAAATGCTCTATCCCCACTTGTTGTGCCATAGACAATCTCTCCTGGAGAGTAGGTGTCTAAAATTTGAAATAACTCATTCGCTGCACCGGCATCTGAACTAGCGCTACCAATTACACCCTCGATAAGGTATGGGGCTATCTGTGTATCTAATACTCCCGAAAAACTAATTTCCTTTACTGTTTGTGCTTTTGATAAAAACACATCAATATCTTGTGCTACTCTACCTGAATGTGATCTTACATCTAAAACTTGTGTTGGATTTAGAGTTGGAAAACTAACAGAATCGACATTTATCCCTATTAAAGCATCAACTTTCGCTGTGCCACAAGTAGCTTCTTGTCCTATTCCTAGTTCAAATTCTTTTGGTGAAAAGGCATTTCCTGAAATTGCCATCTTACTTCTCCTTTATTGACTTTTCTTTTTCTATAAAAGGCTTTACCATTTTTGGTAATTTATCCAATTCTATTTCTTTACCTGCATTAAGACTGTTCCAGTCTTTTTTAGATAAACCACTGAAACTATTATCTCTTGGTACTGATTGCCCTTTTTTTAATTTTATTTTCATATCTATATACTCCTTAAAAGGTTTACGAGGTTACTGCTTTTTCTATGTTAGCATCTATACTAAAGTCAAAAATATAATAATTTTTTGATTCTTCTACATTAATAGAAACATTATTTACATTTAAATTATGATAGTTATATAGGTCATCTTGATTTTTTCTAACATTAAAATTCTCTCCATCTGCTAGAACAAATTTATTATTATTTACTGTAAAAAACTTCTTAGAAGATAATAATTGATTTCTGTAACTAAAAAGTAATTGTCTTAATCTTTCTGCATTTCTTAGCCCCATGTCAAAGCCTTTATTTCTTTTTCTAGGATAAAAGTTTTTAATATAAAACTGTAAGCTAACGCTATAGTTTCTATCCGATGAAGATCTTCTAATCTCATTTAAATCGTCTGAAACTTTATTCATTTTAAAAAACATAGATTTTGTTGTGCTGTCATTTGCTTGATATACAGGAACTCCTGGAAATTCACTTCTTAGTATGTCTTCTATACTACTATTAATATCTATACTATATCTTTTTCTAAATGCCATTATTCTTCTATTATAAATGTTTGCATAGTCATAAATTCACACGAAAGTTCACATACTAAGTAGTTATCTTCATTTTCTTCTAGGTCTGGTTCATAATCAATACTGGAAACCAATCCATTAATCCATTTAGTGGATCCAGATATAGTATAATTAGAATTTTGCTCAATTAAAGCTCGTATTCTTTCTGCATATCTATTTTGAATTGATTTATTTTTATTGTGTTCTTGTAGCCCTTGCAAGGACTGATAAAGTCTAATTGCTACATCAATTTTTCTTAATTTGCCCTGAGTAAAAGATTCTTCATCTACATCATCTTCTATCACAATATTTAAAAACATACTACCCCCCCTATTCATAAAAGGGAAATCATTATAAATGGGCATTTTATTAAACTCTGTTGAGATAATTTTTTTAAGACCATCCAATATATTATCTTTGTATATATTGGCAAATGTGATTGTCATCGAAATACCTGACGAGATTTAACACTAGCGACATCTTCTGCCATTCCGGACATAATGATCGAAAACTCATCGTTAGCAGTGTATACGCCCTCTGAGGCTCTAAAATACACCCCATACGCTAAAGGATCATACGCACCAGTAAGTGTTTCGTTTTCTAAAGTTAAGTTTCTTCTTAAACCAGTATCGTCTTTTGTATAAACTGAATATTTAATAGTAGAAGCAGTTCCTGGAGATAATGTGCCACCAGTTGTAATAACCAGTCTTACATCATCCCAAGAAACATTTGGATGCCCTTTTGTATCCATAACAGATCCAGTAGAGCTACCACCATAAGTGATAAAATGTATAACACCATTTTGAAATCGTTCAGAACTCTCATTAAATAATTGAAACTCTCCTCTTTTAATTCTATCAAGCAAACCATCTTTATCATCGTTCATGATTCTGAACTCAATCTCATTTGCTTTTTCAACATCTAAGGTTCTAACAAGTTCTGCTACTGCTAATGCAGCATTACAATAAATAATAACATAATCATATTCTCTAGCATTAGCTCCTTGCAAAGCAGAGTTTTTGATTTTATAAATAGGTCTATTTAAATAAGAGCGTATAAAATCTGCTTTCTCTTTTATTACTCTAGCTTTTATTGTTTCCCAATCTTCTGATGCCTCAATAACTAAATCGTTAGGAGAGGAAGAACTTTGTAAATAAAGTGCATCTGCACTGCTATCATAATAATATTTATTGTTTGCATCTACATCTGATAAAGATGATACAGAAGTTCCCTCTAAGCCATCAATATATAATTGCGAAACATATCCTGCGTCGTGTGATACATATACAGATCCACTATGAACAACAAAATTTTGTAATAATCTTTTTCTATCAAAATTATCTACATCTGGCAAGATCATTGCCAAGTCTGTTGTGGTATTACAAAATGCCTCGTATCTACTCATGCTAATCCTGCCTCATCATCTGTACAAATAATTTGTTCATCTTCTTTTTGAAAAAGTTTTAGTTTATCTATAGTATTTAACATATCGAATAATAAGAATGAAAATTCTAAAGAGTTTTCTTTTTCTAAAACATCTAACTTGCAGAGCTTTTCTTTTTGCTCTTTTAGTTCTTTAATATTCTGATTGTTTTCCTTTAACATACTATAAATTACCCTTTTGGGCGACATCTACTGTTTCTAAGAAGTGTTTTACTGTTCCCTTACCTCCAGCATTATAAAACTGTTTCCAGTATGCTGCCATCCCATCTGTATCTTTTGGCAATGGGTGCGGAACTCTATAATATTTTAATCTGCAAAGTAAAATTCCTAACCCTATATTTTCTTCTAGCAATTCTTCCATAAGTTCTTCAGTAGGATAAAGAAGCAAATCTTCTTCCAAATTAAGTGTTTTAGCATAATGTTTAGCCTCTGTTCTTCTAAATGCTAAATAGTTCACACAAATATCCCAAGCAGTAAAAGGTTCTACTTGAAAAAATCCTCTCGCAGGACCACCAACTTGTTGTATGTATTTATATTTAGACTCTACTAATCCAGTTAAAAATACTAATTCTGCAGCTTCCTCAGAGTATAAACCGGCTTTCTTAAGAACTTTATCTACCAGTTCTTTCATTTGTTTTAATCGTTGTTTCATGTAGATTTCTTCACTTTCTCGAATGAACGCATACCCCCCAAACCGAGCAGACCTAAAAGTATTGTCGTTAGTGTTGTCATATCGAACTGTGGTAGATCCATTGGGTTGCCATAGGCAGATAAAGAGAATGCTAAAAATGGTTGTAAGACGAAATGATAACATAATGCTACCCCACAAGTCCAACCAATAAAAGGTCGCCAACCGGCAACAAATAAACTTGTATGACCGGCTTCAACCTTATTGACCTCAAGCTGTGCTTTATTGATTTCTGCAATAAGCTCTGCTTTTTCTTGTTTATCCAATGTAAATCTATCAACATTGTCTGCAACTTTATCTATAATACCTGCTATAACATTAAGTTTTGGCATCCTTTTTTCCTTTTTGTACACTTTCCAGTGCTTGTACAACCCCTTGCTTATTAGCAATCTGCATTCTTATCTCTGCAAGAGAAGATTGCAACATCTGAATTTGCTCAGATGTTTGATTGTGTTGTTCTACTAGTGATTCTAATTCTGTTTTTTGTTCTTCAAGTTTCATAGTTTTCCTTTATTAATTAATATTTTGTAATATTAATAAATAGATCAATTAAACTCAACCTTAGATTTATAAGATTTATTTTTTTATGACTTCTTTCCTTATATCTTGGACAATAGTTCTTTCATCAAAGCTCATACTAATACCAGGCTCAAAGCGTTTGACTTCTTTACCCTCTTTTAATACAATAATAGTAGGAACTATGGTAATGTTCCATTCTTTAGCTATTACAGCACCTATATTTTTATTTTCAATATCTATTTCTGCGATATAGCACAATTTATCTAATTGTTCTATGCGTACTCTGTTTTGATAATTCCATGATGCGTTTACTTGCACTACTGCACAATTCTGTACATTAAGCAACTGCACATCCTGGAAACTATCCAAAGATACTGATTGCGAATATAGCGATGATGTAGATAACCCAAGCACCAACAGCCACATATTTATCATATTTTTCATAAACCTGCCTCATTAATTATTATTCATTTTTAGTAGAGTGTCATTAATACTTCTTGTGTCTTCTTTAATGTCATCTACTTTTTCTTCAAGTTTTTCTACTTTTTCTTCAGTATTCATAATACTATTACGAATCATTTGGTCTTTTAGATCATACTCTGTTCTACTAACTGGTGGCTCAGGAAGCTCTTTTGCTTCTTGAATATCAGCTTGTAAATTAAACCATAACCCAACTACCATAAAAATTGTAACACCAATACTTATTGCAGTTTCTAAACTCAATGTAAACTTTGTATTTTTATTTACTTCCATTTTTTATCCTCTACCATTTAACTTTATTTGCCCAATATGCAGCGCTCATGCGCCCTTTTCTTATGTTTTTAGCGTGTCTTGCTTTAAAGGATCTTCTTCTAGCTTTTTGAGCAGCAGATCTTGGATTTTTTCCAGCACCCCTAACACCCTGTTGTCCAAACCTAATTAATTTTATTTTATCGCCCACTTTAGCCAGCACAGCGTGTGACTTCTTTGGGTGCTTTGGGGTACGCTTAGGTTTATTGTACCCACGAAATCTTATACCTCTATAAGTAATAGCCATATTACAATCCTGATAGCCTACAATTAATTTGTAAATCTGTATTACTAACGCCATTGTTAGTAAATGTTATTGTTCTGTCCTCTGCAGTATTTAAATTTCCAGAGTCTGCTTTAACTTCTGCAAGTTTAAATCTTAAATATAAAGTTCCAGATGTAAATGAAATACCACTAATAGAATTTCCATAACCACTTCCACTATTACCAGTTCCATTTGTTCCTGGATCTCCACTAGTTGAATATGCAAACTTTAACTCTATATTACCATTGCTTGGCTGTTGGCAACTAACACTTGTTGTACCACTACCACCAGACAATGTAATGCTTTTAGCTCCAGACACAACTGAATCTACTGAAAAATCACTACCATCTAATGTATGCAAATTAAAATCTGCTGGAACATTACTCCAAGATGTACTTGCAGCACTATGATTATAACTATAAAATTCACTCATAGAGTGAGGAGCAGATCCATCTGGTCTGTCTGCACTTGCATTTGCAGTATTTATAGTTGCAACAGTACCATCAGATAGATCCTCTAATGAACTATTAGCAGTTGTACCACTCCTACCAAACTCTACATTAATATCGTTAATGCTTATTTGTCCTGATGCAGGTAAAGCCATTATGCATCTCTAATTGCTATATAGTCTGCTAATTCTGCTTCACACTCTGTAAGTTGTGATTGTAAATTAGCTTTCATTGATTCACATTGTGATATAGCTTCATCTACTGATTTTGTTTCAGTCCAATCTACTACTTCTACATCATTACCTGAAGCATCTTGCATAGTTCTTGTATGCTTGATTTCTACCATTTTAAGTGCATCAGCTACATTAACTTCTTGTGTTTTTTCTGCGATTACTTTAGCCATTTAACTTCTCCTTAAGTTCGTTAATTTGTTCTTGTTGTTCTTTTATTGCTTCTATTAAAACACCAACCATTTTATCATAGTTTACTGTTTTAAATGTTTTTTCATTACCTTCTCCACCAAACTCTCCAGTACAAAGTTCGTGTTCAGTAACAAGTTCTGGTAATACTTCTTCTACTTCTTGTGCAACTAATCCTA